CTTCATAGTCAAAGAAGCAGGCCAGCTCCATGCCATTCAACTCATCACACTCATAGTCATAGCGAACCATGTCGCTGTGGGCAGGTATCTTGCTCATTTCTTTTTCTCCTTGCGATCAATAGCGCGGACCAGCCGCAACGTCATGCCCTCTTTGTCCATCCCCAGCCAATCCGCCAAGAAAGGTGGGAGCCAGCTGCGCGACTCAAGGATCACGCTGTAGTTGGTGTGAATGTCGTCAGCCTGCGCTCGGGTTAGAAACCCTTCCGTCTGCAGCCCCTCAACAATCACACCCTTCGCACGATTGACGTTGCTCAATAGCTCGTCACTGCTCATCGAATATGCATAAGTCATCGCGTGCACCCTTTCATGAAGGTCATTAAAAGTAAAACTAAGAACACAGCACCGATCGCGGACCACGGGCTGTTGTTCAACCAGTCAGCGATGCGACGCTCAATGCTCAAGGGCCAGCCCATCATGTTGGCTTGGATCCGCTCCGCATCCGCGTCCATAGGAGGGGCAGGAGGGGTGTACAACAGGCCTATCTTCACCTTGCCTGTGTCATAGGGTACGTTTTGCCTTTGGTGGCCTTTACGGGGCTTTAGGCTGCGTCGGATGATCTTGACGCGCTTGGCTGTAGGTTTCATGGCATGCCCTCCATGTAAAACCGAACTTCGTCCACGGTTTCGGCCAGCAAAGCCTTAAACGTGGCGTGCGTTTCATCAGCCTTGTTCCATTGACGGGTCGAATCGCTGTTTGCCTGATCCCAATAGGTCTGGCCTAAGTGGAACGAGCGAACAAGCGCATGCTTGACCAACTCATCCAAGGGCTTAATTTCGGAAAGCATTGTCATAGCGGGGCCTCCTCATGGTTGGCAGGATTGAACTTCGGGACGCTGTGGCCACGGTCCAAAGGATTGGGAAAAGGGGGAAACGGCCACGTTTTCATACCAGCACCTCATAGGTCACAAACAGACAGGTCATGTGGATGGCTTGGTCTAAGCCAATCACAACAAAGAACCAATGGCGCTGGTCGGCGAGCCACAGACGCTTTGTGACGCGGCTGGTGCACCAATCAGTGGCGAAGTGCAGCACCAGATTGACCAACACGAACCAGAAGCCAAAACCAAGGAAAAACATGGAATACAGGCACACATGCGTGAGCAAAATACCGTTGTCCGAGCTTTTGTTGATTGCAATCCGGTCAGATTGCATGACAAAGTCAGCTACAAAATGCAGCCAAACCAGCAAGAGAGCTATGTGGATCGTCATTTAGCCGCCACCTTCACCGCAGCGCCCAAACGCGCATAGTGATCCAAAGCCTTGGCAGACGGCACCAAAAACTTGGTGCGACGGTTGTTGTCCTCATAAAAATGCTCAATCAGACCCTTCTCAAGCAATTCGTCAATCTTGCGGTGGATCGTGGCAGGGCTTGCGATGAAGGACAACGACATGGCCTCAGTCACGGACAACGGTTCAGCATCACAGAGGCTGATTTCATCCAACAAGGCAACCGCGATACGGTCCACGGACAACGAAGCAGGGATATCGCCCGCATGGGCCAAAAATCTGAAATAGGTACGGTCAATCATTGCAAAGGGCCTTTTCTTACTAAGCGGCTGGCAGCCAAATCTTCATACGCAGACTTCACACCAGCCAAGGTGTGGTCCAAATCAATGTCCATGCCATGCGACAAAGAAGCCAAGGTAAAAACCAAAGCGACATACGCATCCATGGGGTTGGAGAAGTTTTCTTCCAAAATGGTCATCACCATGCGCGACGCGTTCAACGTGTCACGGACCAAGGTGCTCTCATCAATATCGGGGTTCATTCGCTATCCTTTCTAGGGTTATGTGTTGTTCACGACGTTACTATAGCATACGATTATGAACTTGAAAACACTTTTTACGTTCTTTGGTGAACTATTTAATAGGTAGTTACCCTTATGCGTTGATCGAGGTGCGAGGGCCTAGGAGCAAAAAGAGGGAAAAAAGGGGGTCTATATATGGATTTTGGTCCGTGGACCGGGGTTCTTATGCCAATTTGAAGCCCCTATATGTCCTTTTTAGGGTAAGAGGTGTTTTTTTATTTTATTTTGTGAGATTTGGTGTAATTGACGACTAGGACGTAAGAACGAGTATCCATGCGGGTTACCAGCTAGACACTACCATTACAGTGATTCAGTGGACGTAATTTGATTAAAAAACAAGCAAATCTCAGGGGGGATCCGTAAGTGACTTTTGGAAAATAGAAATCACCCTCTTCCCCAAAAAGGTCTATAGGGGCTCTGAATAAGCCTGCTGGAGAGATTGCTCGAATTTGTTTCTCGGCTTACAATTACGTACAGAAAAGTTACTGGGAATTACGAAAATGTACAAAGTAGACAACGGGGTGGAGTACCCTATCCTGCGAACCAAATACCCGTTTGGAGAGATGAACGTGGGCGACAGCATCCTGTTCACCGACCGCCCAGATGCTGACAAGGCGCGCGTCAGTGGCATGCGCTACATCAAAGCCCACGGCCTTGACTGGAAATTCTCGCTGCGCACGGTCGACAACGGGTGGCGACTGTGGAGGATCAAGTAATGGGCAAAAAGGACGTCTACAACGTACCGCCTGCCCTGCGCGACAAAGCCGCCAGCCGCATGGCGACCGAAGTGGCCCCGCTGCGTAAGCAGCCGCGCACGGTCAACGCCAAAGAGTGGAAATTCATCACCGAGCTGGTGAGCGGGGACGGCCGCGTGACAATGAAAGAGGCCGCCATCCGTGCCGGCTACAAAGCCACATCCGCGTCGGTCATGGCGTGGAAGCTGACCAACCCAGAATTGAACCCGCACGTGGTGGCCGCCATTCAGGCCTACCGCGCAGAGCTGAACAGCAAATACAACACGTCGTACGAGCGCCACATGCGCGACCTGCAGATCATCCGCGACAAAGCTCTGGAAAATGGCGCGTACGCTGCGGCCGTCCAAGCCGAGTATCGACGCGGGCAGGCACTGGGCAGCATTTACGTCGACCGCAAAGAGATCCGCACGGGCACAATCGACAGCATGAGCAAAGAGGAAGTGCAGAAAAAGCTGGACGAGCTGAAAAAGCTTTACGGTGGTCCGCCTCCCAGTGCATTGATTGACGCCAGCACAGGACAAATCATTGACAGCCTTGAACGAGAAAAAGATCCGGCTTTTGACGCTGGAGTGGCGGAACCTCCGCCCGACCTATTTGAACGGGACAACAGTGTGGGACCCGACGATGAAGCCTGAGACCAAATTCTCGAATAGGGTCCGCGACGGGTTGATTCCGCTGGGCCTTGACATTGACCGGATCGAAAACCGCGTAAACCTAGGGATCCCCGACATGCTGATCGGCGTGGGCGGGCGGTTTGTCATGGTTGAGCTGAAAGTCGTGGCGCGCGGGTTGAAGACTGGACTGCGGCCGCACCAGATTGCATTTATGACCCGCCACGCAGCGAAGGGCCGGCCGTGCTTTATTTTGGTCCTGCAGGAAGGGGGCACCACGTTGAAGCCGGCGCGCATTCACTTGTATCGGGGCAGTGATGCGATTGACTTGGCCGCGCATGGCCTGCGCCACCCAGCCGTCGCAGTGTGGCCGTCGCGTGGCATGCCATGGGCAGACTTGGCCGCATGGCTATCAGCGGACGCGGACGCATAGAAAAAACCAATTAGACCGGTATTATTTTTGTGATAATATTCACCCCGTCGTGATTGTGCGACACCTAGAAAGGATAGAGACCATGCCAAAATTCAAAATCACCGCAAAGTTTGTGACTTACTGCACGATAGAGATCGACGCAGAAAATGAAAATGACGCCTACCTGAAAGCCAAAGAGCTGGACGGTGGCGATTTTGAGCCGTGGGAACACGGGGACTGGGAAATCAGCAGCGTGACCGAAATCGTGCCCGCGCTGACAGAAGAGCAGGCCGCATTTATGGCCACCTATGCGGACGCGGTAGCGGACGCCACCACCGAAGAGGTCCGCCAGTTTTTGGAAATGGACGGGGACGCATTCATTGAAAAGCATGGCGTGCATACGTACACCACAATTATGGACGCCCGTTTAGTGTGGCTGCAGGCCTTGAATTTTGCCGACCGAAAGGCTGCCCAATGAGTCCCGCCCAAATCTGTGAATACTACGATTCGCACCCAAATCTGACCCTGCGCGAATTGTCGGCCATTACCGGCATAAGCGTGCCGGCATTAAAAGCCATATTGATGCGATGAGATCCCGACGCGCCCGCATGGCTGCGGTGCGACTGCGGACCCCGTTAAAACGTACACCACCCCCGCCGGTGAAGCCACAATTGTGGCGGGTGGTGCTTATGGTGGTAATGGCCTTGATTGTGCACAATGCCACCTAGGGGCTATCGGTCGCGCCTGCGCCATTGAAAAAATCAATTGGACCGGCATTATTTCCGTGATAATATTCTCCCAGTCGCAAATTCGCGACACCTAGAAAGGATAGAGACCATGCTGAAAACCGTACCCGTTACCGCCAATAAAAAAACCGGCCCGATTGCAGTCACCTACCGCAGTGGCACGCATGAGACCTACGGCACGTGCCCGAAGTCCTGCGCGCTGCACCCTAAGGCTGCGACCGGCACCGACCAGATCGACGCGGAATACTTGGCCGCCATGCTGGACGCGGTACCCCGTCGCGGGGTGGCATGGACTTATTCGCACTTCTCTGCTGCACTGCTGCCCAAAGCAAAAAAAGGCCAGACCGTCATAAATGCGTCCTGCGATAACGTGCACGAAGCCGTCGACGCGGTGGTGCGACTGGGTCGCCCTGCGGTACTGGCTGCACCCAGTGGCACCCAGTGGCCGCAGACTATTAACGGTGTACGGTTTCACCGCTGCCCCGCTGAATTGGCCGAAAATTTCACCTGCGCGCAGTGCGGTAACGGGTCGCCAATTTGTGCACGCGCCGACCGTCGCGACGTGGTGGTTTTTGTCGCCCACGGTAGCGGGGCCAAAAAGGTAGGCACCGGCACCGGTGGCTGCTATGCGGCCAGCGGTCCGACCGCGATACAGTGGCACGCCACCCGCAAAGCCGCGACACCAAACGACGCGCAGGCCCTGCGCGCATTCGCAAAATCACTGCCTGCCGGTAGCATGCTGCGCCACCACGTGGCGGGGGATATCGGCCGAGAAGTATCGATTTAAAAAATCAATTGGACCGGCATTATTTTCGTGATAATATTCACCCAGTCGCGATTTTGCGACGCTAGAAAGGATAGAGAAATGAACGACTTCAACGCATACAAAAACGGTTTTTTTGCAACCCGCGACAATCTGGACGAAGCCCTAGAATATGCGGCCGAATTGGCCGCTGGGTCGACCGATAGCGGTACGGTTTTCACCGCTATGCACGTGGTCCTGAATACCTTCATTGCCCAGCTTGAGAAGGCCACCCAGCCGGTACCGCCTGCAGTGCAGGCCATTACCTTGTCGCCATTGGTGCACGATATGATCGACCAAAGGGTGGAGCAGGCTATCGAAGCCCACGCGGACGGGCTGCAGGAAAGGGTCGCGGAATTGGTGCAGGAATGGGCCGACGAAAATCTGCAGGCCCGCGTCGACGCGGCCGTGGTGGAATGGCTGGACGAAAACCTTAATGATCGACTGCAGGGCGACGGGCTTTGTGACGCCATTCGCGACGCATTCCGCCACAATCTGCAGATCAGCATCAGCTAAGGGGCCCAGCATGCAACCCTTTGAGAAAAAATCCTATATCGGCACCGGTCCCGAAGGTCGCATTGTGGTGCGCATTAAATGGGACGGGAAAAATCTAAGCATTACCGGCGATATTGGCCGCGACCATGGGGGCCAGATCGTGGGCAGCCCGTGGGATATTGCCACCTATGCCGAAGGCGTCGACGCTGAAACCGTCGAAAAGCTTCGCACAATCTGGAAAACCTACCATTTGAACGACTGCCAAGCAGGCAGCCCAGCGCAAACCGCCTACCTGAAAAGCCACCCGATTGAAAACCGCGCGGACTTTTACGCCGAAGCCGTGGCCGCATTGACGCGCGCAGGCATAAACCCCGACGCGTCGCACCTACACAATGGGAAACCGTACCAATATGGCACCGCGTGGCTGCGCATTGAAGTGCCGGCCGACGTGGTGGAATGGCTGCACGCCCTGCCCTAATCGACCCAGCGGGCCCGATTGAAAAAATCAACTGGACCGGCATTATTTCCGTGATAATATTCAACCCGTCGCAACTTCGCGACGTTTAGAAAGGATAGAGAAATGGCCCACGTTTACGAATCAAAAGAAATGCGCCACGGTTTCCGCGTTGAAGTTCTGCAGGACGAATGCGCCGAAAGTCCCCGCGAATGGGACAACGTCGGCACCATTGTGATAGGCGACCGCGTCCGCTATAACGTCGGCGACCGTGCTGCACCGGTGGCCCAGATCGACGCATTGTGCAAAGATCCGCAAAATATCTGGCTGCCCGTTTACATGCTGGACCATTCCGGTATCCGCCTAAGCACTTCGCCCTTTGGCTGCCCATGGGATAGCGGGCAGGTCGGCATTATCTACACCACGAAAGAGCGCGCGGTCGCTGAATGGGGCGGGAAAGTATGCACCGCGAAGGTCCGCGCGTCGGCATTGGCATGCCTGCGGTCCGAAGTGGCCGCGCTGGATCAATTTGTGGCCGGTGACGTTTATTTGTACCGCGTGCAGGACGCCGACGGGGAAACCGTCGACGCATGCCACGGGTTTTATGGGACGGCCGACGCATTGGCCGAAGGTATCGCGGCCGCAGAGTATCACGTCGCAGCGGTCGACGGTTTCCATGCCTTGCAGGCAGAGAAAGAAGCCGCCCGATTCAATGCGGCCATTACCGCCCAGCTGCAGGCGCGCGGGATCCCTGCACAATGGGCAGCTGATCATTTGATTGTCCGCAGCGTATGACGGGCAGCCACTACACCACGGACGGGTTTTGTCCCGTCCACAATATCCGCGCGGTAGGAATGGCGCAGGAATTGCCCGCCCAATGGGCGGGGGTTTGTCCATACTGCGCGCGACGCATTACCACGGCCACCCCGCCGGCGTGGCTATCGACCCAGCCGCAGCCATTGAAAAAATCAACTGGACCGGCATTGTCGGCGTGATAATATTCACCCCGTCGCAACTTCGCGACGTTTAGAAAGGATAGAGAAATGGGAAACCGCGCAGTAATTACAATCGGCCAAACTTTCAACCCCGCAGCCGCAGGCGTATACCTGCACTGGAATGGTGGCCGCGCTAGTGTTGAAGGGTTTTTAAAAGCCGCCCAGCTGCTGGGCTATCGCAGCCCCGCAGCTGATCCCAGTTATTCATTCGCCCGATTAGTCGCAGTCATTACCGCATTTTTTCCCGACGGTTTGTCGGTCGGCGTCGGCACCTGCGCCCAGCTGGACTGCGACAATGGCGACAATGGCACCTATTT